TGCCCTGCCGCTGTACCCTGCACCGCCCGAGACTTGATGGACTCAAACAGCGACTTGCGCATACCCGGTTTGGTGTAGTTGCCAGCCTCGTTGACCTTGGAGACCTTGCCGCCCCTAGAATAACCGCCAGACGCAACCTTCTTTGCCGCCCCGTCCACCGTGTCACCACTATTAACAAGATCAACAATCTTGTTTAGCGTTTCATTGTCAGTCTTCAGGCCGTATTTTTGTGCGGCGCGGACAAAATTTTCACCGTCAATTTCTGCGGCGCGGAATTTAACCTTGCCACCCTCAGCATACTGCGTGAAGTCGGTGTCATCCCGGCGTGCCTTGCGGACGCCTTTGGGCATTTTGCTGGGCATAATGGCGCCCATACCGCGGCTTGCTCTCATGATCAGGCCATCTTGATCATCTTGCCTTTGGTGTGCCCTTTTGTGACACAGCCATCAGCACGCGTCACGCCGCCCTTGGCGTAGCCCATGCCTTTGATTTTCTCGCGGGCTTTTCTGTCCTCAATCTCTTGCATTTGCTCATCGAGCATAGCGCGAGTCTGAGGGTTCATGGGCTCCTCGGGCTTGCGACGAGGCTTGTACATCTTTGCAGCTTCAGGCGTCATGGGCATGATTTGCTCCTTAGCAGGCCTTGCCGCCGCGGGCCATTTTGATTTGAGCGCCTTTGGTTTTGCCTTTCTTGGCAATGCCGTCAGCGGACTTGTGGCCAGCGGACAGACCGCCTGCAGCGTAGGCTTTACCGCCATGCTTCATGCCCTTCATCTCGGCCATCTCATGCTTGACCATAGCCTTGGGAGCGCCCTTTTTCTTCATGAAGGACACTTCCTTTTTCATCATCTCTTTGGACTCTTTCATGTCACCACCTCTGGCAAATTCGCGGCCTTTGTCGGCCTCCATAAATTCCTTGCCAACCTTTTGAGGGATGCCAAGGCGCTTCGCTGCGGCGGGGTCGTTTGCGACCAACGCCATCAGATTGTGTTGTTTTTGGCTATGAGAGGGCACTTCTTTGCTCCTTCATAAATTCATCGAGCTTGCCCTCAAGCCGATCAAGCCGGGATATGACGCGATTGACATCGTTGTGCATATCAGCTTTCGTCACAAACTTGTCCGTATGCTCTTCCCGAGTCTTGCTCAGAAGAATGCCCAAACGCTTTACCTCGTCGTGCGAAATCTTCACCCAAAACAGGAGAAGAGCGCAGGCAAATGACAGAAGGGTGTTCCATACCGTAAATTCCATCTCAACAATTCCATGCCCTCAAGGCTTTGTTAATCCGGGAGTTTGGGTCTTTCTTCGTCTTCTCGGACGTGAGCTTCTTCTTCATGCCACCCATCCGGGCGCAAAAAGAGTCGCGCCTGCTGCCGCCTTCTGGCTGCGGAGGCTTGAGATTCATACCTTGGGCTTTTGCCGAAGCTCGGCCCTTGGCGTTGAGTCCACCCTTCGGGTTTTTGCCTTCCTTGCGTTGCCATGCTGGTGTCTTAGCCATTTGCGACTTTCAAGCGGGACTGGCGAATGTTTTCCAACATTGGAATCACCACCTCGTCCCGGAAATTGTTTGTAAAAGCCTCGGTGCCAATGTGCGGCAAACAGATTTCCACATCTAGCCAGATCTTGCCGCCAAGCTCCGCGACTCGATCGCAGAACAAATAATCCTCGCCCACGAAGTTGCCGTCCTTGATCGCAAAATCAAACACAGCAGCAACATTGCCGGTGCCCTCTTTGTTCATGTACTGCCACTGCGGATTGGCCTCAATCATCCTCTCAATGATCCCTCGATTGATCATCATGAAGCCAGTGCCAATCCGATTGACACGCATGAGAGGGCCATCAAAGACTAAGTTTTTGTCTTCGTCAAAGAACACGTCAAGGAAGAACCGTTTGTCTTTTGCCCGACGAGGATAGATTCCAGTGGTCACATCGCGGCCAGTGTGCTGTGCAAGAAGCCGCAACACATCATCGGGCGTGACGATTACATCAGAATCAATGAACAGCATGTCCGTTGCATCGGTCTTGAGAAACTCGTTGACCAAAGAATTGCGTGCCATCGTGATGATGGAGCAATTGGACATATCTGAAAGAAAAACGTTGACCCCCAAGCTCAATGCTTTGGGCATGAGCTGGGCCAAGGCAAACGCTGTCTTGATGTTCAGCTTGCCATCGTATGCCGGGATCGCAATAAATAAACTGCGCCCCTGCAGGTCAACGCGCTTTTCTTCAGGCATAAAACACCATCACAGAGCCAATGTCCGTCACATCAACGTAAATGTCAGTTGAGAACAAAACGCCCTCAGCAGGCATCAACATGTACGTTGGCTGAGTTGCAGAGGCAACTGTATTGATGGTCATACGAGTCGTACCGGCTGCGCCGCCGTCTTTGAACACCACACTGCCCGCCGTTCCAGACGGGACAATGTAGACGCTACGCACTCGGGCACGCCCAATGGTGTTGCCCGCCTGATTATTCAGTTGACCATCAGTGGTGCGAACCTGACTCGCCAGAATATCGGTTTGCATCCCCATAGCGGGCTCCTATCAGACCTGACCAGCAGACTGATACATCGTGCCATCAGAGTTGCGAACCACGTACTCAACGATCAGCAGGCCTACGCCAACAGTCGAAGCGCCCTGTGCAACGGTATAGGTCACAAACTTGTCGGTCGTACCAGTGTTGGCCCACAGAGCAGCGGCGGCGGTCGTTGCTGCGGCGGTGAACTGATAAGCACCAGCGGTGGTCACAGTCAAAGCGGCAGTAATTGCAGTGCCGCCAATCGACAGCGTAATGGTCGTTGCGGCGTCAAAGGTCGTGGTGGTGATAAAGCGGAATGCCGTAATCAGCGAACCGGCGGGCAGAACAAAAGCGTTGCTGTCGTCTGCGTCATTGAAATTTACAACGTCAGTTTGAACAACTTGAGTTGCGCCGGTGTTACGGGTGTCGGCAGCGGCTGTGCCGGTGGTGTATCGAGTGGTGCCCAGAAGCCACGGGCCCAGATGAGTAGCGATTCCCATTTTGGTTCCTCACATGCGAGTTTTAGAGTATCTATCTGCATGCCGTCCAGCCGGGACTGGTTAGATACTCCGGTGACCCCGGAATGATGCCTTTGTATCACGGCTTTGGGGGGAATGCAAGGGCTTGTGCGTCATCAGGCAAAGTATTTGATTTCCGAAGGTTTTCGGCCTGCGTAACAACGCGTAGATTCCACGGCACGTGTAGCCCGCAAACGACATCTGACCGCAACGGATAGATGTGATCAACAACGTATCGCTCACCTGTCGTGCGCGTCATGGTGATGGCAATTTGATACAACTGGCGAATTTCAGACTTTTGCCTACGAGTAATCCAAGGTGGGGTTGCATTACGATGCTTGCGGCGGCGCACTTTATTGTCGGCAAGCACCTGATCCGCGTTATTGAGTTTCCAAGTGTCTCGGTAGGCTCTCTTTTCTTCAGGTGTTCGCGCCAGAGCCCGCGCAATCACGGCCTCCCTGTTGCGACCGTAGTACTCCTGCTTGGCTTTCTGTCCGGCCTCAGATTGGTTGTACGCACGGAAGTACTCCGCACGGGTCTGGTTGCCGCGCTCCCACTCCAGCTTCAGGCATTCAAGGCAGGCACCCTTGGTCTTGCGCGGGGCAATGTGGCCGTGTTTGCAGGGCTCGCCAGTGAAGTAGTACTTGGACCCGGTGGCCTTGGCTTCGGCGCGAGTTTTGGGGAGGTTTGTGGTGTCCATTTGGTCTCCTGTGTTACGACACAGGAAACAGTATACCCCATAAAACGGATAAAAGAAAACGGCCCCGAAGGGCCGCTCTCTAGTGGTTTACCCCGAAAAATCAGGACGAACCGGGGCTTCCGAAGATGCCCAGAGGGTCAGACACGCCGAAGCTGTAACGCTCGCGGGCCTTGTAGCGAACGTTGCCAGTGTCAAAATCACCGTCCATTGAATTCTGGAGCGGAGTCCGGACAAAGTGCTTCAGACCGTTAGGCACGTCGGTGATCAGGAACCAAGCGTTCGGGTCGGTCAGGAAGTGGTTGACCGTGTAACCCTCAGGGATGGAACCATTGCTCTTCAGAGCGTTGATGTCGTTGTCGGTGGTACCAACACGCAGCTCGGTTTCGAGCAGGCGGGTAGCGACGAACATCAGGCTCGGAGGAACCACCAGTTTACGAGGCTTGGCGGCGATCAGCAGGCTGCGTTCGTCGGTCCAAGCGGCGATCTGGATAACGGCGTTCTCAAGAGAAGTTTCGTTCAGATCAGCGCCGGTCGTCGGACGGTTGCTGTTGGTGCCACCAGACACCAGCGGGTGAGCAGTCGAGCACAGAACTTGGCCGTCACCGTAGGTAGGACCACCGGTGAAAGCGTTGTTCAGCACGTAGGCTGCTTTGACCTGCTTGGTGTAAGCCATAGCACGGGCCAGAGCCTTGGTGTAGCGCGAAGACAGAGAGTCGTACAGGTTGTCTTCAATCGCCTCTTCGGTGATCGCAAAACCCATAGCGATGGTCTCGTGAGTGTACCGAGCGGTAAATGCTTCTTGCGCGTTGTCGTACTGGATGGCAGAACCTTCGTTCTTCACCGGTGCGGCGCTGAAGCCTGACAGCTTGGTTTCTTCTTCAAAGCTACGCTCCGAGCTCTCGGTTTCGTAGATTTCCTTGTGCTCCTCGCCGTACTTGGCGTACTCAAGACCGAACAGTGCGTTCAGACCCGGCAGGAGTTCTTTCAGTAGTTGGGCACGTGAAATTGCCATGATTTACTCCTTAGGTGCCAGTAGTACTGTCGTACTGGTGGAGGTTGAACTTAACCAAGAACTCGAAATAGGTCGTGGTCGAAACGCTGGCCAGATTGCTGGCAGTGTCAGGCACCACGTCTACCACGCGAATTGGCAACGTGTTGGTCGTGTTGGACGAGGAACCGTCGATGCCGTAAGCGGAATCGCCAGTGATCGTCGAACCTGCGCCAGCGACCAGAGCAACGTTGGAGCCAACGATGTTGCGGTCATAAGCGGCAGGCGTGGTCGAGCCAGCGGTCGTTGCGGCAACGCGGAAAACCGCGTTCGGATCATCCACCACAAAAGCGAACGCCAGATTGCTGGAGGTCGAGGCTGCTGCCGGGTACGCTTGACCTTGCACGGTTTGACCTTGCGAGTTCACGAACTGACAGCCAACCAGAACACCAACAGAAGCGCCGGTATCAGTGGCAGTTTTAGCGATGATGTAGCCGTTTGAAAGGGCCACAGTATCGCCGTTGAGGATTGCAGTGGCGTAGCCAGCGGCAACCGGGATTTGACGGATCGCTCCGGCGTAGGGTAGGCCATCCAGTCGGTTGACGGGACGGAAGCCATACGTCTTATCAATGGTCGGGTATGCCATTTGAAGACTCCAAAAAGTTAAATGCCTTTGCCAAAAGTGACTTTCGTGGTCCGCTCTTTGAAGAGAGGCATACGAGCGTCATTTTCACGCATGAAGGTGTTGTCAACTGAATTCATTTGAGCTTCCGCTTGACTGCGGTAGTACTCATCACGCTGTCCAGTTAACTCCACGGGTGTTTTGCAAAGGAGCAGACCACCAACCTCAATGCTGTCGGGGAAGCGCGATTGGCCCCCACTGAACAAGCGAATCTCGGGGTGTTCCGACGCCTTTACGGGCTCCCAGCCCTCGCGTAGTTTTCCGGAAATGTTCGTGGCATCGTCTTTGCCAAGCGTAGAAATGCGAATCCAGCGGAACGCATAGCCCTCTTCCGGGTTCGGATCGGGCAGAAGCTGGGGCGGCATCCACTTCTTCGGACGCTCTGCAGCGTCACGGTTTTGAAGAGAACGCGGTTCACGCACTTGATCTTGTTCAGTCTTAGCCATTTTCATTTCCTCATTTCATCCGCAACCTTACGAGCATAGAGTTCCAACGGAACACCAAGCCGTTTGGCGATTTCAACCTGCGTCTTTGTAAGCACGATCTTTTTGGGCGCTGTGCTTCTAGTTGCAGGAGCAACATTCGACCTTTTGGGTGGCGAAGTGGACGCATCCGCCGGCTTCTCTGAATCGAATGTTTCAGGGAAGCGCTCCCGCATCTCTTGATCAATGCGCTTGTAGTAAGCGTCTGATCCAGCGGTAACTCCTTCGGCAACCAAGTCGTCGTGCAATCCAAGCGCAAACGCTGTCATACGCTTGTTTGATCCAAACCACTGATTTTGTTCCTGCCAAGCAAGCAGTTTTGGATCTCTTTGCACAGGCGGCGGTGCCTGTACCTCAGTTTTTACAGGAGTTTCTGGTTCCTGTAAAGAGGGAGGCTTAAAGCTAGCAATTCTCTCGGCCCGCATCTTGGCGGTCGTGAGCTCTTCCTGAGCCGAAACAAGCGCATCCGCATCGCCAGATTCGTATGCCGCCTTGTATTTGACCTTTGCCTGCTCTAAATCATTAGCGATATTCTTCTTGGCCTGCTCCAGCAATGCCGTTTGATTTGTACTCAGAGAGCCTTTGAGCTTCTTGTTCTCCTCAATAATTGCCTCGGCCAACCGCAAAGCCTCCTCGCGCTCACGCAAGGCCGCTTCCTTAGCCCGGCGCTCCTCGTGGTAGCCCTTAGTAAAATGTTGGATGCGCTTTCGCACGCTTTCGTCGTACTTTGCAAGCTCATCATCAGCCATTTCTTTTGGCGGCTCTTCCATAGGCTTGCGCCCGCGGTCTGCCTCCGGTGTATCGTCAACAACCTCAATCTCAGGCTTATCGTCTTCGACTTTTTCTTCGGCCTCAACAACAGAGCCGCCCTTGCGCGGGTTGTCTTTCTGTTCGTCTGGGAACGTGAATTCGACTTTTTCAATTTCAGCCATGATTCACCTCACGCACGAGAGATGCCGCGGGGATCTTGCACAACGGCCTCCACGCTGTCATCGTTGATGATCCGGAATTCACGGCCGTGGATCTTGATCCGTGTGCCAGTGTTTGGCCGCACAAGAACAAAATCTCCAACCCTGCAGGACGGTCCACTCGGGAATCGCTTCTCATCCTTGTAGGCGTCGGGCCCCGTCTTGACAACAAACAACACAGGCGAGAGCACCTCTTCAAAGTGCATCGTCTGTCCGGCCTTGATAAGACCGCTGTCGTATTGCTCCTCGATTTCAGGCAGAACGCAAAGGAGATGGTAGGTAGCCGGATCTGGCAATTGCTTTGCCTTGTCTTCTGACTCTTTGTTCAGAATGTTCGACAAATCAACGGCCGAGGCCAAGTTAAGATCACTCATCGTCATCGTCTTTCAGTTTACGCACGAGGTCGGCAATTTCTCGTTGTGCGGTCTGCAGACCTCGGATCACTCCGCACAACTCTTTGTAGGCGGCAAAGTCGTTTGCCGTACCGCCAACCAAAGCCTCTGAATGACTTTTGACTTGCTCTTCAATCTTCTTGTTGAGCAGATCCAGTACCTGTATTTCCATCAATCTCCTTTACGTCCCGACGTAGGCGCAGTCGGCTTGGATAATGACTGCAGCAGTTTTTGCTGAGCTTTGAAGGCGGCATCAGCACGCTGCTGCTCCATCTTCTGCTCAAACAACTGCTGCTCTTGGCTCATCTCAAGGGCGTGCTTTTGCTGGCTTTGCACCATCTCCTGCTGCGCCTTTGCGGCAGCAATGGCCGGATCTTCTCCAACCCTGCTGGCAACTTCTTGAGCCTTGAGTTGCAATTCCTGTTGCTTGATCGCCAGATCGCCTTGCACCTTCTGCGCCTTGGTCTGAGCCTCCTGCGCACGAATCTGCAGCTCGGCCTGCTGCATCTGGACAATCGGGTCCTGCGCCACTTGCTGGGCCTGCTTTTGCGCAGCCTCGCCTTGGTGCATCTTGGTCAGCTGCTGAGCCGCTTCCGCTGTCAACTTCGACAACTGAACTTCAACCTGCTCAGGCATATCGGTGTTGGGCGCCGGCAAAGTAACGCCAAGTCTTTGCTCAAGCTGCTGACGATATTGGAACGCCACATGCTCTGCAATGTGCGCCATCATCGCCGCTTGAATTTGCTGGGCCATCGGGTTCTGGCCAATCTGACCCATGATCATCGGGTCCTGCATCATCGAAGTGTGAACCGCAATGTGCGCCGCATGGTCTTGATAGATAAACGCCTTGGTCGGCTTGCCTGTCAAGAACGCCATGTTCTCGCTCACCGGGTCGCGTGGCTTCATGTCATCTTCAATCGGCACGAGCTTGTCAGCGTTCTTGACGCCCAGCACTTCAATCATCTGACGATGCAACTGGGGCAAGTCGTAAATCTGCGGAGCTTGCTGCGCCAATTGGATCACAGCCTGATACTGCATGATCCTCTGCGCCATCGTGGCGCTGTTGGGATCTGACACGGGGATAACTTCCACCATGTCATAGTCAGACTGCTTGGCCCGGCGGTTACCACTCTCAGGGTCATAGCCATACTCGGTCGGAGCATGGTCACGAATGATGTCCCGCAGCAGCTTGAACTCTTGGCGCATCGAGTAATGCACCCGAGCCTGCACAGCAGACATCGTTTTGAGCTGCCGCTCCAGCAACGCCAGCGTTGTGCCCACCGGAGCGTTGGCGCTCATGTCGCTGATCTTCATGTCAGCGATAGAACCCAGCCTTCTGCCCTCTTCAGTGATCTTGTCAAGCAGCCCGGCAAGAACTTGGCTCGGCTCCTTGTACGGCAAGGGCATGATGTTGTCACGCACACTACCCGAGGGCACGTCTACATCACGGAACTCACCCGGAGCAATCGGCGTATCGTCACCTTTAATCCGCAAACCACGTGATTTCAGACCGCCGGGCAGGTTCGACAGCGTGCCAGCGTCAACAAGCTGCCGAATAATCGAAGTTCCAGCCCTCGCATACCCACCAATCAGGTGGATATAGCCAAATCCATAGGGGCCAAAGCCCGGCACATAGCAGTAATCGACATAATGCTGCCGCTTTAACCGCTTTTCGTCCGTTTCCTTCCAGTTTCTGTAGATCGACAGCACCCTGTTGGTGGTTTTGTCCACAGAAATGATGTACGGCAGGGCAATTCCGTCCTTGTCTTCAAAGCCGGGCAGGTCCCACTCAACGTTAGCCTCAAAAATCGTGTACCTGTTGTCCTCGTTGAGGCTGTAACCCTGCTCTTCGGCCTTCTTTTTCTCAATGTCAGAGTGAAAAGTGACCGGCTCACCAAGATCAACATCACGATAAAAGCCATCAACCTGCAGTTTCTTGATGTCATTCTTGGTCTTGCGCATGATGTGCGTCACACGCTCAGCCGTCCTTGCGCTTGATGCGCCATAAGGAATGATGATCTCTTCGGCCGGGATGAAAATCGCCACCTGACGGCCAAGGTTTGGATCGAAATACACCTTCTTAAAGGCCGATCCAGCAAGGCCAAGGTTGAAAAGCATCCGCTCATGCTCGGGCCGGTACTCAGGCATCTCCTCGGTAAGCTGGTAATTCATGTCATCCTTGACACGCTCGGCAGCTTCTTCCTTGAGTTTGCTAATCGCCCCAACAATCTCCGTCTTCACAGGACCGCCAGCAGGGAAAGTCTCAATGATGGTCTCACTCTGAAACCTCACCGCCGCCTCAGTCAGCAGCGTAGAGAACACACCACAAGCCCCATCCCACGGCTCAGTGCGCTCCTCATAGCGCATCCCCAAAACTTCCAAGCCCTTGACATACATCTCAACCCAGTCGCGGCGACTGTTAACGTCAGCCTCCACCAACTCCACAATCTCGTTGGCAATAGACTGCAAAGCACTCTCGTCAAGATACTCGGCCAAGTTCGCATCAAATGGAATATCCTGCGGAACCTCAGCACCGGGCATCAAATCAATCACCATCCCATCAATGCCAATCTGAACATCGTCCGGGTTCTCAATCATGATCTCAATGGCAGGCGTGTCATCCTGAACCATGTTCTCCAGATCAAGACCAAGTGGAGCACCGCCAATACCGGGAACCATGCTGCTCGTTGCCATATCGCATCCTTAATAAAATGCGGCCTTACGCCGAAAGGACAGGGGCTCGTCCTGTTCGTCAGATTCTAGTCTCAACAAGCCGCCTTGTCGAAACCTGAGCATCGCCTGCACCGCCGTGTCCGTCAAGTCATCATGCGCCGCATTCGGAAAAGCAGCCATCTGATCAATCAACTCCCTCGCCCACCTCGTGTCCGGCGCCCACACCACGCCAGACTTGAATATGTCCGACACAGAATTCAAACGGGAAATCTTGTCGTTAGACTGCTTGGCCGTCCCACGAACCGGCGTGTACTCGCTCACCGGTATCCCCGCCTGCCTTAACTCATAAACCAACGGCGCACCAGCAGCCTTCGCCTCAATAATACAAGTGTCAGGTTGCCACTCCATATACATAGACTTTGCCTTCTCCTTCAACTCCGGAAACTCCATCCTCTTCTGAAAAGCATCAAGCAAAATAATGTTCGGCGCCCGCCTGTCCTCATCCAAATAAAAAATCCCCCAAGTCGTACACGCAGAAAAGTCCGACCGCTCATTCTTTGTATAAGCCGTGTCCCAACTCTGAATAATGTACTCACACGGCGGCGGATCCTCCTTCTCCCACACCTTCCACCAGTCCCGCTTAACAATCGCACCCTCCTCGCCCGTAGGCTGCTGCTGGTACTGAGCATTCCACTTGTTGGCCGGCAACTCCTCCCTGAGCGCCTCCAACTCCTTCAAAGACCAAAACTCCGGCCACAACGGACGGCCAGAAGGCATGATCGCCGGCAACTCCACAACCTCCCACTCATCGAGCCGATCCCTCTCGGCCGCATCCTTCAAAACCCGCCCAATCAAATCCCGCTCAGACCACCTCGTCGCAATAATCACAATCGCCCCATTAGGCTGCAACCGCTGCCTCGGCCCAGACGTATACCACTCATACGACTTGTCATACACACTTGGATCATGCGCCGCCAGCGCAGCCTCCTGCTCCGTGTGCGGATCATCAATCACCACCAAATCCGCCCCACGACCCGTCATCGTCCCGCCCACACCAATAGCAAAATACTCCCCATCATGGTTCGTACTCCAACGACCAGCCGCCTTCGAATCCTGCCTCAAAGATACATTCGGAAACACCTGCGCATACTGCTCAGACATCACCAAATTCCTCACCTTACGACCAAACCCAACCGCCAACTCCCCAGTGTTGGACGACTGCATCACCTTCTTGCCCGGAAACTTCCCCAAAAACCACGCCGGAAATAAATAAGACCCAAACTCACTCTTCGTGTGCCGCGGCGGCAACGAAATCGCCAACCTCTTTAACCTCCCAGCCGCTATGTCCTCAAACTTCTTGGCCAACACCGCATGATGCCTCCCATGCACAAAACCCGGCCACATCTTCCTCACAAACGCCATAAACGACGCCTGCCCAACCTCCCTGTCCTTCGCATACCGATACTCCCCCACCTGCTCCAAAAACCTCTCCCTCTCATGCACAGGCAAAGAATCAATCAACTTGTCCAAATCCATCTCATATCTCCATCTCTACCTAACACATAACATTGTGGATAAACCTGTGCAAAACTTTTTCAGGCAATCAAAACGTTTTGATTGAGCCCTCCTAAAAGTTCTCGTTTCGGAAAGCCAAACTAACGCCAAAGTTATGGGTTTTGAAAAGTGCTTTTTTGCTTAAAAAATAAGCATAGGGCCGAAGCAGTTTAGGTACCATCAGCCGGGGGGTCTTCCTGTGGCGAGGGGGTGGGGTCCAGCTCCGACAAAACTTCTGATTGTTCGGGCGGGATAGTATGCGATTCTGCGCCGGGTCCCTCGCTGTCTGCTTGGGGGGTGCCCACCGGGTGGGGTGCAAGCTCGGCCAGCAACGAGTCGGCGTCATGCGCGGTCACGTCCACGGCTTCGGCTTTCATGAGTGCGCGTAGCTCGTCCATGATGCGCGCGCGTGCGTCCTCGCTTGTGCTGATGGTGCGGACTTCTTTGCGCTCGGTGAATGCAGCCACTTCGGTGACTGTGCCGAGCACCTTGGCCGCGGCCGTGATCTGACCGGGTTTGCTGTCGGGGTTTGTTATTACCTT